TATACAGAAGATCCGTATTTCAAAGATTGTTTTTATTGGGGAGAGATTAAAACAGTTCCTATGACGGAACTTATTAAGATTGATCCAGACTTGACAAATGATGATTTAAACGAGATTGCTAAATACAGTCAATCTTGGTATAATTATTTTAACACTTCTCAATTCTCAGAGAACAGTATGTTTTATAGAGATACTGCTACGTTAATGTATTTTAATTACAAGACTACACATTCTTTTGTTTATAAAAGAAAACAGTTAGCTGACGGAAGTTATAAGACAGTTGAGAAAGACGATCAATTCAATCCACCACAAGAGATGATGGAGGAAGGGAAGTTTGAAAAGATTACCAAAACAATAGACGTGTGGTATGAAGGGGTAATGGTGATGGGAACTAATATTATTTTAAAATGGAAATTGTCTGAAAATATGGTTAGACCAAAATCGGCTAATCAATTTGCAATGCCTAACTATATTGCTTCAGCTCCAAGACTTTATAAAGGATCATTAGAATCTTTAGTAAAAAGAATGATTCCTTTTGCTGATTTAATTCAGATGACTCATTTAAAAATACAACAAGTGGTATCAAGAGTAGTGCCAGACGGTGTATTTATAGATGCTGATGGTTTAAATGAAGTAGACTTAGGAACAGGAAACGCTTATAATCCGGAAGATGCCTTAAGATTGTATTTTCAAACAGGTAGTGTTGTAGGGCGTAGCTTTACACAAGATGGAGAATTTAATAATGCAAAAGTTCCTATAACTCAATTAACTTCTAATAGTGGTGCTAGTAAAATGCAAATGTTAATTGCAAACTACAATCATTATTTAGATATGATTAGGCAAGTAACAGGATTAAATGAAGCTAGAGATGGATCAATGCCTGATCCTAACTCTTTAGTTGGAGTTCAAAAATTAGCAGCTTTAAATTCAAACACAGCTACAAGACATATTCTTCAAGGAAGTTTATATATAACTAGAACTATTGCAGAATGTTTATCTATTAGAACGGCTGATATCTTAGAGTATTCAGATTTTAAAGATGAGTTTGCTATGCAAATAGGAAAATACAACACAAGAATTTTAGAAGAAATTAAAGATTTGTATTTATTTGATTTTGGAATATTTATAGAAATGGCTCCAGATGAAGAAGAGAAAGCTATGCTTGAGCAAAACATTCAGATGGCTTTATCTAAAGAAAACATAAACTTAGAAGACGCTATAGATATTAGAGAGATAAATAATATTAAAATGGCTAATCAACTTCTTAAATTAAAGCGTAGGAAAAAACAAGAAGCCGAACAAGCGCAACAAATGCAAGCGCAACAAATGCAAGCGCAAATGCAAATGCAAGCGCAAGAAATGCAAGCGCAAATGGATTCTCAAAAAATACAAATGGAATCTCAGGCTAAAATTCAATATAGACAAGCGGATGTAGCATTTGAAATAGAGAAACTTAGAAATGAAGCTGAATTAAAGAAACAATTAATGCAAACTGAATTTGAATTTCAGATGCAATTAAAAGGTTTAGAGCAATCTAATTTAAGCCAAAGAGAACAAGATAGAGAAAAAGCTAAAGACAGTAGGGTGAGTTTACAGTCTACTGAGCAATCAAAACTTATAGAGCAAAGAAAAAATAACTTACCTCCTATTAATTTTGAATCAAACGAAGACAGCCTAGATGGTTTTGATCTGGCAGAGTTTGAGCCTAGATAGCCTAAATAAATATATATAAAATGTTTAACTTTATAAAAAATTAAATCAAATGGATATACAAGTAAAAGACTTAGGGGTGGTCGAAGAAAAATCCCGTGCAGAAGTTGAAGAACAATTGCTTAAGAAGCATGAAGAAAAGTTTGAAGATAACGCACAACCAACGGATTCAGTAAATAAAATAGATATGTCAACTCCAGTTGAGGAATCTAAGCCTGAAGCAGTTGAAGACGAAAAACCTCCCGTGCCAGAGTTAAATGACACAGACGTTCTTTCTTATATTAAAGAAAGATATAATAAGGATATAAATTCGGTGGACGAATTATTTGCGGAAAAAGAGGCAAATGAAGAGTTGCCAGAAGATGTATCTGCGTATTTTAAGTACAAAAAAGAAACCGGACGTGGAATTGCAGACTTTTATAATTTACAAAAAGACTACAGTGATATGGACGATGATGATGTACTAGCTAATTACTATGGCATGACTGAAGAAGGTCTAGATGCTATAGACATTCAAGATATTATTGAAGACAAATTTAGTATTGATGAAGATCTAGATGAGCCTAAAGATATTAAGAGAGTAAAATTAGCGAAAAAAAGAGAACTTGCGAAAGCTAAAAAGTTTTTGAATGAACAAAAAGATAAATATAAAGTTCCGCTTGAGTCGAGTGGGGATGGATTGTCTGCTGAACAACAAGAAAATTTAAATGCTTATAAGAGTTACATTGATGAATCTAAGACTACCGAGGAGACTCAAAAAAGAAAGTATGATTATTTCTTAAATAAAACCAATGAGGTTTTTAACAATGATTTCAAAGGTTTTGATTTCAAAATTGGTGAAAATAATATTACTTTTAAACCAGGTACTTCTGAAGAGCTTAAAAATGTTCAATCTGATGTTAATAATTTTATTAACAAATTTACAGACAAAGATGGCTTAATAGAAGATGTATCAGGTTATCATCGTTCAATAGCAGTAGCTATGAACCCTGAAAAGTTTGCTCAATTTTTTTACGAACAAGGTGTTTCAAACGCTGTAGACAATGTTTCTAGAAAATCTAAAAACATTAATATGGATGTGAGACAGGCTCCTCAAACCGTCACAAAAGACGGAATGAAAATAAGGCCCGTAGGAAATACAGATAGTGGAAGAGGACTCAAAATTAGAAGTATTAAAAGAAGTTAACATTAAAAAAAATTAAAATTATGGCAGTAAATGCAATCCCTGGTTTTGATTTGCAGCCAAGCGCACAACAAACGCCCTTGTCTACAAATTACTTATCGAGCGCAGGTTTTACCTGGGTTCAACAATATCTTCCTGACACTTACGAAAAAGAATTCGAGCGTTATGGAAATAGAACAGTAGCATCATTCTTAAGAATGGTAGGCGCTGAAATGCCTTCTAACTCTGACCTTATCAAATGGGCAGAACAAGGAAGATTACACACTAAATATAGAGCTTGTACTTCAGTTGCTGGAGTTGGAGCTGTTAGTGGAGTTTGGACTATTCCAAACAACCTTACTAACTTTAACCCTGCATTAGGTGCAAATGCCGCTGCTCTTAGAGTTGGACAAACTGTAGTTATTTCTGATAACACAGCTGGTTCTAATTTACAGAACAAAGGTATCGTAACAACGGCTCCAGTTTTAGGAGCGGCTGCACAAACAGTAAAAATTGCTTACTATGAAGGTGGTGGTCAAGCAATGGCTAACGCTACTTCATGTGATATCTTTATTTATGGTTCTGAATTTGCTAAAGGAACAGCTGGAATGGTTGGTTCTAACGATGCTGATGACTTTATCTTTGATAATAAACCAATTATTATTAAAGATAAATTTCAAGTATCAGGATCTGATATGGCTCAAATTGGTTGGATAGAAATTACAACTGAAAATGGTGCTAGTGGATATTTATGGTACTTAAAATCTGAGCACGAAACAAGACTTAGATTTGAAGATTATCTAGAAACTGCAATGCTAGAGGCTGTGCCTGCTGCTGCTGCTTCTGGTGCAGCAGATTTCTTACAAGGTGTAGGAGCAGGTCTAGGAACTGCAAACATTAGTGGATCTGATGGTGTATTCTTTGTAGTTGGAAATAGAGGAAATGTATTTGGTGGTGGTAACCCACAAAACCTTGCTGCATTTGATTCTATCATTCAGAGATTAGACAAACAAGGATCTATTGAAGAAAATGTAATTTTCTGTAATAGACAATTCTCATTTGATATAGACGATATGTTATCCAAACAAAACTCTTACGGAGCTGGTGGTACATCATATGGTTTATTTGACAATGATAAAGACATGGCTTTAAATCTTGGGTTTACAGGATTTAGAAGAGGTTATGACTTCTACAAGTCTGACTGGAAATACCTTAACGATCCTACTATGAGAGGTGGTGTAACTGCTGGTGCAATCAACGGACTTTTAGTTCCTGCTGGTTCAACTACGGTTTATGACCAAGTCTTAGGTAAGAATGCTAAGAGACCTTTCTTACATGTTAGATATAGAGCTTCAGAAACTGAAGACAGACGTTACAAGACGTGGATTACTGGTTCTGCTGGTGGTGCTGCGACTTCTAACTTGGATGCGATGGAAGTAAACTTCCTATCGGAAAGAGCTGTATGTACTTTAGGTGCAAACAACTTCTTCTTATTCCAAAGCTAGATTATTGTATAGATTTTACCCTCGTTTTAAAGACGGGGGTAATATTTATTTTTTTTAAATCAAATTAAATTATATTATTATGAAAAACAAGAATACCCAATTAGTTACTAAGGCATATAGATTAAAAAGAGAAGAGAGACCTCTTTGTTATATGTTATCCTCAAGACACTCTGTTCGATCTCCTTTACTACATTTTGATGAAGACCAAGGAGTTAACCGCCCACTACGTTATGCAAGAAACCAAAAAAGCCCATTTGAAGATGAGCAAGATGGTAATGCTATTATAGAGCCGGTTATTTTTGAAGACGGAATGCTTGTTGTTGAAAGAGAAAACCAAGTATTACAACAATTTTTACATTTTCATCCTGGAAACGGAATGTTATTTGAAGAAATTAATAAAGAAAAAGATGCGGCTATTGAGCTTGAATATGTAGTGGCTGAGCTAGACGCACAAATATTAGCAAAAGGATTATCTACAGAAAAATTAATTTCTATTTCTAGAATATTAATGGGAAATACAGCTAATTCGTTAACTATACCAGAATTAAAAAGAGACATATTAATTTATGCTAAAAATAATCCTGAAGACTTTACGGAAACTGTAAACGATCCTTTATTAGAATTACAAAACGAAGTACATGGCTTTTTAGATGCAGGTTTTATATCGTTTAGAAACAATGAAAAAGATGTTTATTATAATTTGCCTGGAAACAAAAAGAAAATGTTAACAGTTCCTTTTAATCAAGATCCTTATTTTGTTATTAATTCATATCTACAAAGTGATGAAGGTATCGAAGCCTATAAGTTTCTTAAGAAAAAATTAAAGAAAGATTAATTGTTTAAAAGATAAGTATTTTTTATATTTACAATTAAGTCACTCAAATGTTTAACGTCATCAGTTTTTTACGAAACTGTAAATCTAAAGCTACTTGCCTTCTTCGGATGGTAAATAGAAAGCCACCTCCAAAAAAGGTGGTTTTTTTTTGGTATCTTTGTCCTTTATTAACTCATAAATTATTATTATTATGGACAAATTTTTAAACATAGCTGTCACTGGAGAAGGATACCAACTAGTTCCTTGTGGTGACGTAAAGCTTGTTATAGCGGCATCAGCTACTACAACAACTTTAAATTACGGAAGCGGTAAGGTGGTAACTATTACTCACGCAACTGTAGGGGCGGCATCAGCCACAAATTCTGGAACACAATTCAGAGAATTCATACAGTCAGAAATGGCAGATGTATTATCATCAGCATGGACTGATGTGAGTAAAAAAATATACCCAACATTCGCAGTATCAGGAATTGATATAGCATAACATTAACTCATAAATTATTATTATTATGGAAAAATTTTTAAGCATACCGGTTTTAGACGGTGACGGAACTAACAGTCAAAGACAATTAGTTTCAATTACAGGGTTAACAAGTATTGGTCAACCTACAGACACAACTGTTTCGTTAGAATATTTAGGAGGAAAAACAGTAACATTAACTTATGCTTCTGCTTTTGCTGCTCCAATTCTTTTAGAATCGGTTCAAACAGCAGTAACAGACGCATTAAAAACAGGATGGACAAATGTAACAGAATTACATAGCCCTAATGGATCTATACAATCTTCAGTAACAGGAGTATTTACTAACCCGCTAGCTTCAATAGCAATAGCATAATGAAACAAAAAATGGAAAAATTTATAAACTTTAAACAACTTAATGTAGTTGTATCAGGCACATCAACAGCTGATGGGTCATCGGCTTTAACATTAACTGACTCTGGAGCTACTTTTACACAATTTGTTTTACCAAATGCAATTGTATGGGATAGAGTTACTGACGTTGGCTCTGACGCTGGAGGGCAAAAATATTTAGTAACAGCAGTAACATCTGATACTGAATTAGCTTTAGTTGCTATTGGCGTAACTTCCGCTCAAGGTGGTGGAGTTCCAGACACAACAGGATACTTTATATACATGCCAGAATATACTAAATTA